CCTTCTGCATTGGGCGCTTTGTTAGTTTCATGACATTTGTATAACACAGGTGGTTTATTAAGAAAAGCGAAATAATTAATTCTGTAGTTGAGCTGATCCAGGACTCCAGCGCTCCCATGCGGGCCAATGTGGGGCGTTGGGTGAATTTGGTGTTGGATGATATCGCTAGCCGCGGGCTGCTCCACTCATTACAGCGCGAGGAGCGCGCAACGATGCTACCCGGCAACGGCGTCGATATGAATACCGGGCGCAATTACGACTTAAATGTGGATACGGACAAAATCTATAAAGTGTTCATTCCTGCGTTAGGCAGCGACGCCATATTAACGAAGCTCGGCCAGGATGAGTTTTTGCACCGGATGGCGATTGACGGCTTCGTAAAGACCGGGAAGCCTGCTTATTACTGCATATTCGGACTTAAAACGCTGCGGCTTCACCCTATACCAACGAGCGACGTAGCGCCGGCAATACCGACCGAGCTACAAAAACTTTACGTTTGGAAATACAAGGACCCGGCGTCACTCACTGAGAACGACGACATTACCGAGTGGAAGTTAAAGCACACTCCATGCATTATCGCGGGCGCATACTGTTATGGGGCAAGGTTCGACAATCTGGGCGACTATAGCGCGACCAAGATGGAATATGAAAACCTAATAGTGAGGCTATTTTCCGATCAGGAATTTGACCTAGATATGCCTCACGCTACGGCCTACAACGATTCTTAATGGAGGAAACTCATGGCAACACCTACCAAAACACCAGCGCCACCGCCACTCACTAAGACAGTAGTAGAAGGCAGCAACTCTGACCCAACTAAGGTGGGCGGATTGCAACCTATCTATTGCCCGCAGTGCAAGGCCGAAGTGAAGGCGCAGGATTCTTATCACTTAAGCCTAGACAATAAGCGCTATCACTACCCCGTGTGCTGGCAGCACAAAGAGCTAGGGATTGCAGGATAGATCATTGTGGCACTCAAGCCCGAAATACTTACAGACTTCTCGGGCGGAATTAACTTGCGCGGGGCGCCCCTAGCTATTGCCCCTAACGAACTTCTGAACTGTATCAATATGTATCCGGTTTCCGCTGGTTACTTGGCCGGCCGCGGCGGACAGACTCGATACACGCAAGCCGGGGCTATTAACGCCAATCCGATCAAAAGTCTTTATCGTTTCTATAAGCAGAACGGACAGGGGATACAACTTGCTACGGCTGACACAAATGTTTACACCATCAACGACCTCACGGGCGTACCAAGTGCGGTAGTGGTCACTCTTGTTGCTGGGCAACGATTCTCCTTTGTGACCTGGACGGCCAAGGATAAAGTTTACTGGACTAATGGCGTAAACCCAATGCTGTCGTATGATGGCGCGACTGTGACCGCAGTTGGTGGCAGTCCGCCCGTTGCGCTTCAAATAGAACTTTACCTTGACCGCATGTATGCCCTAACAAATGGGGGGGTGCGGTTCTCTGACCTCAACGTGGACAATGTCTGGCAAGCGGCCGCGCTGCTAAATATCAGCGACAATCAAGGCGGCACAGCGAGTTTTCTAAAAGCAGCTAATCAGGTTCTTATATGCGGCAAAACCTCAGGCCTATGGCGCCTTGAGGGTTCGCCGCTCTTGGGTAACGCATTCCGGCAATACTCCAGTGTTGGCTGTATCGCGCCGTGGACCGTTGATACTGTAACAGCTTTATCTAACGGGACGGTTGTTGCGGTGGGGGTAGTATTTCTCGGCAAGGATGGGGTGTACTTGACCGATGGATTTAACGTGAAGCTCATATCAGCCAAGATCGACCCTATTTTTACCTCATATTTCCGTAACGCAGGGGGCAAGTATTATCGCAAGAAACGGCAGTATTTCCTGAGTTTTAACAACGCGGGCGGACCAAATGACACGGTTTGGGTCTGCACCAATCTCGACATGGCTGGCGAACAACTAGCGTGGACGTTTTATACCGGATTTTCCTGTGATTCGTTTGCAGAATTGGATGGTGGGGCCAATAACGGTGAGTTCCTAGCGGGCCAATCGGATATTGGGCATATTAACCGGCTCGATGTGGGGAAACAGGACTTGGGCGTTGACTATATGTGTGGTTTTACGACTCGATATCTGGGCGATCCTGCCGTAAACAAGCAAGTCCGGTGGATTAAACCAGTATTTGACGCCACCAAAGCGGTTAACTTTAGCATTGATTACTTTCAGAGGCAATTTTCCAGCGGCTCTGTCTCAGTTGATACCGCGGCGAGCTTGGTCTGGGACGAGGGACAGTGGGACGTTGCCAAATGGGCGGGGCCTTCTTTTAACAGTGCGCGCACCTCGGTATTAGACGGCCGCTACGGGCGCTATCTATCACTCAACTTTCAGAATACAGGTGACGGTCCGGACTTCAGGTTCTTTCAAGTCGAAGCCGAAATGAGAATCAAGGACCGCCGGACCTATGACGTATTTACCTTGAACGCGAGTCCATAATGGCAATCATTGTAAAACCACACGGGGATTTTGAGCCGAATACTATAGCAGAATCGGCCAAGGTCAACGATCAAATCAATACCCTCTACGCCGATCACAACGGCGGGTTACTAGACGCCAATCTTGCTCCTGGCGCTAATATTCAGCAAGCAAAAATTCATAACTTAACAAGCGATTTCGCGGCAATAAACGCCAACATAGGTATACTGGGTAACAATTTGGGGGTGACGCTATCTACTGTTTCAACCGATGTAGGCGAGCCGAGTTCAGCAACAGTAGGCGAGGCACAACTTTATGTACCGATCTTCATTGTAGCTAATGCGCTTGGAACAGACAACTATCTATGTTTATCGCAGGACTTTGTGCTGTTCATTCTTAATGGATCACACTGTGAGTTACGATATTACTATGGGGGCAGCCTGATTTTTGATCCGATAATAACCAATATCAGCGGAATAACGCAAAGTGCCATATCCGTGCACGTCGATTTGACGCTCCGGGCGCGAGGTTCCGCTGTTACTCAGTACGGTATTGGGCGGTGCTTCTTGCAAACTAACGACGACAATTTCTACGTCGCCAGCGGCGCTAATCTAGGTCGTGGGCATTTCCTAAGTGCTACCATCATAACCGTAGACAGCACGGTAGATCAGAACATTCAGATTAATGCGATATGGGACCAACCGGGCAATGCTATTACGGGAGTTGGGTCTAGTTGCTGGATGGTCAAATGAGACTGGTACAGCAAACAGGGGTTTTAGAACCGCAGTTTAGAGAGATTGTAAATAACGCAATCGACAAGACAGCCTTTGTTGATGCGAGCAGCCAAGCCGGCGGCGCAGAATTTTCGATAGAGCACGGCCTGGAAACTATACCGCTCGGGTACATTGTTATCAGTCAGGATGCGGCGGGATCGGTATATAGAAGCGACGGAACACCTTGGGACACGAGCCGAATTTATCTGAAGGCTAGCGCTGCAATGGCGCTAAGGGTGCTAATATTCTAACGATGGGCGAGATTGAGCAACTGATGGTCGAACACTTTCCGTTCCTAACCGACGAAGAGATAGACGACACTCTTGAGCTATGCCATAAGAACGACCGTTTATTTTACGAGCCTAACAGACGTTTTTTGCTCGGCTATGTGCAGTTTTATCCCGAGCTCATCAATGCGGTGAGACTCATTGATTTTGACGTGCTCTTGAAATGCGATTTAACAGCGGGGCCGCTGGTCTTTGTGGTGGTACTTATTACCCCCGGCAACGCGCTAAGGGTAATCAGTCAGATAGTGAGAGGGCTGAACGCCCGCGCCTATGCGTTTCATCGTCACAAGGATGAGGATTATGAATTTCATTTTGTGAGAAACAACCGTTATGGACATCACGATGCGCATATCAACTAGAGTCATAATTGATTTGACTACTGGCATAGTTATTGAGCGCGACAGTTGCGAATACTCGGGGCCGGTTGCCGAGTGCGTCAGTGGTCAAGGGAGTAAACAGAAGAGTAAAAGTCAGTCCGAGCAGACTTCAGAGAGCGGAGTTAAGTATAACGCAGACTTCCTGAACCAGGCGCGGCAGTTTGCCAGCGGCCAGCCATACGATCAGAGCCCGGAGAACTTCGATGCAGCTGCGTATGTGAAAGCACACCCCGAAGTTGCCCAGAGTAACGACTATAAAGGCGACCCATACCAGCATTGGGCTCAGGTGGGCCAAAATGACAAGACGGGGAAATACGCATTTACGCCCAAGGCTGGTGTCGGCGATCCAACATACAATCCCGCATACGTGCCCGGCCAATATACCAGCGTTGCGCCAGAAGGATTCGCCAAGCTAGAGAGTTCTCTCTACGACACTCAACAATCCAAACTCAAGCAGGCCTATGACCAAGCTACAGCACAGCAACGTGAGGAGTTAGCACAGTCGGGGGCGCTCAACTCACCGTCGCAGTACCTTGAAGGCTCGGCGCGTTCCTCCCTGGATCGCACTTACCTTAGCAACGTCCAACAGGCTGCGCGTGATGCGTTTCAAGGGCGGTTAGGAGCAGAGACAACCGAAGCAGGGCGCAGAACCGCGTTCGATACGGGCGAGGCGACACGACAGACGGGGTTTAACGAGCAGACTCAGCAGGCCCTTCTGGATTCATGGATGAAGAAGATAGCCCTAGCCATTGAGTCCGGACGATATTCCCAGGGATCGGGCACAAGCTACAGTAAAGGCAGCGGCATGAGTGGCGGCGGCGGCATAGTTAGCAGCACCAGCACCGACGGTAGCGGCGGCAGTAGCGCCGCCGGCCTTATGTCTCTGTTCGCTTAACGCCAGGTAATTGATTATGGGATTAGCAGATTTTTTAGCACAAGCGGGACGCGGCACGGTAGTGGGCAACGTAGCGCAGGCGTTTGGCGGTCAAACGACGGGCCAGCAAATGGTAAACGATCAAGCGAAACGCGAGCACGATTTTGTCAATAATCAATTACCGGCATTGCTTCAAGAAATTCACGCTAATACTGATGAAACTAAAATCCCTCAATTAGGGACTAAGTTTCTGACAACTGCACTTCAAGCAGGAATTCCGTTAAGGGGTGCAGAGAACTTGATGGAGAAGCTGATTGGACCAGCTTTGCAAGGAGTACGCCAGGAAGGGCTTCAAAAACTTAGCGACCAATATGCAGCACAACCAGGACTGGAGGCATCACCGAGGAATGAAGCCAGCCCATCATTAGTAAAAGGACCGAATGTTCCGGCAAC